GTCTGGATCGTCGCAGGTGTAATCGTTGCGTCCCACGTCGTACAGATACCCTGTACCTTCTGCACCAGCGACGTACAAAGCGAGGATGCTTCGTCCCTGCGAATCAATCGGGAAGTGCATTAGGTCCAGCTCGACCACGCCGGATACGGTCTTGTTGATCTTTTCGACTTCGTACAGATAATCGTGGAAGGTGACAAGACCTGGATCTGTTTCGCGGCGCAGCTGCACGCGCACAATGTCGCCTAGCACCAGCGTTGTGTTGAACGAATCGGGCTTGACCTTGATGCGCAGCGAGTGGGTGACGTACTTGCGTCGGGCGACTTCATAGGCACCAACTTTTACCGCGTGGTCTTCCCAAGTGCAGAACTGACTCATGTCGAACTGCTCGTATGGTCCGTCTACCGCTTCGCCGTCGATGCGAACTTCAGTGGTGCGGATGAAGCCAATGTCGTTCGGTGGCTGCTGGCGCCAGATCATCTGGGCGCAGATCGGCTTGCGCTCAGTCAGCGGGATGTACTCGATTTGAAACCCATCAGGCAGCAAGTGCTCTTCCGTGAATCCATAGACCCAGCTGATGACGCCAGTGTTAATGGTGTAGTTGGCATTGATTGGTAAACGCGGGCGGAATCCCTTTTTGCCGTTCTTGTCGCTGACGCGCAGCAGGAAAAATCCTGCCATCCGCTGCATCCAGTCTTCGAGGTTGCTGGATTCTGCGATTACACCGTCCCAGTAGAACTTGTTGGTGGCGGTGAAATTGGCGGCGAGCGTCATCGCCGTCGTGTCGATCAACAGCTCTGGGACGCGGCTTGTTTTGCGGATCAGGTAGATCGCCAAATCCAGCATGTTGTTGCTGGAATCAGTGGTGCCTTCGATCAGACGCGGAACCTTGATGCCGTTGCGGACGAAGACGTGAACTTGACGGTTCCAGGTATCGTCACCCTCTAAGTAGGTGTTCTGATACCAGAGGGTTGTCATGTCCTCGTATGTGCCATCGTTCGTGCCGCAGTAATTAGGGCATGTCCAAATGGTCGGATAGTCGATATAGTTCCCCGGCGCGTACAAAGCGCCTGCATTGGCGCCGTAGTACACAACTGCTGTGCCTTTTTTGCAGGCACGTTGGTAAACATCTTCAACGCGAATCTGCCCTAACTCGCCTTGGCTGAGCACCATATTCATGGTGACAACTAGCGTTGTCGGATTAGCGCCGAAACCGTCTTCGTAGCGGGCTTTTGTTGCTCCAGGGCTAATAAATACGCCGCCGTGATCTTCTGCCGTACCGACTACATCGACATATTTACCGAACACAATCGGCACTGGTTGTCCCAGTTCAATCGCCCGCTGCTGGCTATCAAGGTTGCTGGCGCTATTGCCTTCTGCGGCTTTCTTGTCGAGCGGCGGCTTCAGTAGACCTGTCTGGTACGGCAGAAGCTGCAGTGGATCGCTGATGCGGAGCTTGATTGTCATAGTTTGATTGGATTGCCGACCAGACGTGAGCTAAACGAACGCGGCGGCACCTGTGCTCCAACTGGTGCAAGGCTAGAGCCAATACTCACATCCAGCTCGGTGAACGAGCCGCCGATGCCGATGACTTCGCCGATAAACGTGCCAATCAGAAGCTGCCCGGACTGCGGCACTGCCTGTGAGAGGCGGCTGTCGAACTCGTACATCTTCAGCTCGCACAGCCAATTATTGTCCAGCGCGTTTTGCAGGGCGTTGACGGCGATGTACGTTGCCGGGATCGTGACGGTGATGCCAGCCTCAGCCTGAGTTGCTGTGCCGACCATCGCGTTCAACACAAACGGGTGGTAGTTCCAGGATGCGGTTTCCCAGGTGACGGTTTGATTGAAGTAGAAGTTCTGCCACCTGTAATAGGTGGTGGATTCGTTGAACAGGCGGAGGTATTGGGATTGGGCGCGGTTTGCCATCAGTTCACACCCTGGAAGCGGCGACCGCCTGTGCTGCGTGCGTTGTTAAACACCGTAGCAGCGAAGTCCTGCAGGATGTTCTCCAGATCGCCAAGGCGGACATATTTTTCGCCGTTTTCTTGCTGGAGCACAGGTCCGGTCTGCAGGTTGATCGTGGGCAGCGTGTCGATGATGGCTGTGCCAGGACCGCCGCCCGGTTGCATTGAGAGACCGCCGGCCAGTGGGGCGGTAAGTGGGATTGGCGCTGAGGCAGGCGTGGCACTCGGTGCGGATGTTGTGGCTGCGACCTTCGCTGCAGATGGGCTGATACCGAGTGTGCGACTTAAAAAATATGGAATTGCCATGTTGACAGCCGAAAGAGCGTCGGCAAAATTTTGTAACTCTTGCTCTGCACGTTTCCCACTTTGCTTACTAGCAAGCTGTTGTTCTAAACGCTGTATTGCAAGTATTTCACGTCGAGCTTTGTCGAGTTCTGCATTACCTGCAAAAACATCACCCGCACGACTAAGGTTGCTAGCTCGCACTTCTGCGGCAGCCCAAATATCTAAAGCTTTTTTACGTAGGCCTTCGTTTTGAATATCCATAGCACCACCAGAAGCGGCAAATGGAGCACCTTGCGTAGTCCTACCAAGAGCGCCGGAGACACTGCTTATTGCGCCAGCTGCGCGTTCCATGCTTCCGGCAAACTGGCCGGCGGACTGCGCAGCACCAGTCGTTTCTTTCTTCAGTTTTGCGGCGTCAACGGCTGCCTTGAAGACAGCATCGGCTGCCTTCCATTGCCACTTAGCAACTTGTCCGGCGGTGTTGAGGTTGTCCTTAGCAATACGAAGGGCAGATTCTTGTGCGCGAAGGGCGTCAAAGTGGGCGCGTGTAACGACGCCCTCAGCTTGGGCAATCGCTACGACAGCTTTGAGCTCTTCGTACTTGAGTTGGACGGTGCGGTAGGCAGCGTCGGCACGCGCCAGTTCGGCTTGGATGTTGGCGCGAGTTGCCTCAAGCTGAACGCGAGCGTTTTCAACTTCTAGTTTGTAGATCCGGTTGATGATTACTTCGCGTTCTTTTGCTGTTGTGACCCGTTCCAGTTCGCGCTCTAGACCTTGAATCTCGATGTTGTTTAGTGTTTGAGTTGCTTGGCTTATAGCGTTAATTAGCGTGGCACGATTGTTGAGTGCATTGGTTTGTTCTTCAATTTTGCGTGTAGCTTCCGCATTTATGCGAGCGTAGTCTTCGGCGTAGGCGTTGACAATGGCTTGGCGGCGTTCAATGTCCGCCATATATGCAGCAGATTGCGCTTGTGCTGCGGCACTCTGATTTGTGTAATACGCAATCTGTTCGGTTGTAGATAGATTTTGGCGGGCTACAACCGCCTGCTCCATCACGGCTTGGAGTTCTGCGCGGCGTTCGCCAGTAAGTTTTCCTGCTGCATCTAACTGCCGCATTTCTGCTGCAGCGGCAGCAGCTTTTGCTTCTGCCCGTTGAAGCTCCAGCTGTGCGTTTTGTACGTTTAGACGCTGTTGGCTTTGAGTGAGTGCTAACTCTAGTTGCGCGGATTGTGTTTTCTTTTGTGCGATTGTGTTGATGATTGTGGTCTGTTGATTTAGGGAGGTTGTAAGCTCCTGCTGTTTATTAAGTACGGAAATATCCGTCTGCAGTTGCTTGGACGAGAGTTGCAGGCGGGTATCGGTGAGCTTTGTTAGTTGGGCTTGGATCGCGGCTTGACGCTCCAGTGAGGCGAGTTGCGCTGTTTCTGTGGCGCGGAAGTCTGTGCCGACTTGGCGTGGCTGGTTGGAGGCTGCCAGCTCCTGCGCCCTTCTGGCGATTGCTTGTTCTTCTCTGAGTGCCTGTTGCGGAGTCAGTCCACCAAAAAGCGTTCCGCGCTGGCGCCCTCTCTCCAATGCTTGACGGCGTCCGGCTATTTCTGCACGCTGATCAGGAGTTAGCTGGCTTTCGGCAGCTGCACCACGACGAGCGTTATTTGTCAGCTGCAAGAAGCCAGCTAGCCATTCAACAAAACCGGCTAGCGGACCAGCAATCGCTGCTTGGATCTGAAGACCCAGTTCGCTCCAAGCTCGATTAAGTCTGTCCGTAGCTTTGGTCAGTTCAAGAAGATTTGCAGAACCTTCTCTGCCTATAACCTCGTTATAACGGCGTTGGATTTCTGCCGTAGCTTCGATGAATCGTCCAGACTCGATTAAGCGTTCGACGTACTTATCTTGGGAACTTGAAGCGAGTAACGCTCTATCTTTGATAATGTTGAAGTTGTCGATAGGTTTTTGTAAAGCTGTTCCGGCTTGGTTGGCTGCTACACCGAGTGCTTGCAGCTGACCGCCAAGCGCGGATCCAAGTATCTGACCGCCGAAGCCTGTACCGACAAAAGAACCGAGCAGGCCGCCTAGGACTTGACCGGGACCGCCGCCGAATAGCAGTGGGAAGCCTGCGCCAAGGGCGAGGTTTTCGAACATTTGCCCTGGTGTGCGTCCGCCGCCCCCACCGCCTGCGGCACTCCTGGGCGCTTTTGGTCCCTGCTCACCAAAACCCGCATTGCTAGTAGCAACAATACGTTTCTGCGCTGCTTCTGCTTGGGCGATAAGAAAATTAAGTCTTTTTTGTGCTGCTATTTGATTGTTTTTAGCTACTACAAGATCTCGTACCGCTTGCAGCTCTTCTTGCGAGCCCATTGCGGCTTTGTTAATGTTCTGTACGGCTATATTTAGTAGTTTATTGTACGTATTTAAGTTCTGTACATTAAAACCTTCTTGTATTTTCTTTCTATTGAGATTATCTACTGTGTTTGCTACTTGATTTAGAGATTTTTGCAGTAGGCCGAGTTGGCCTACGCCTACAACGCCTATCTGAATTTCAGCTTTGTAGGCCACAGCGCCTGCCCGTAGTCTGGTACTTCAGTTTATCCCGTAAAAGCCGCCGGGGTTAGCGGCGGCGTTTGGCGGCTTCGTAGGCTTTGCGTTCCTGTTCGGCGCGGACGTTTAGGTAAGCGCTCCAGCCGATCAGTTCCATGTCAGTCATGCGGGAGCGGAGTTCGCTCAGCGTCATGCCCAACTCCTTGGCGACGTAAAACTGGAGGAAGACGTAGCTGTCCTTCTCCAGCTCGCGCTCAAGCGCTTTTGTTGTCGAGCTGGTCCGAGTCGTCGGTAAGAATCGCCAGCATCAAGGACTGGAGATCCTTGTCCTTGACTTCGTTCTTCAGCACGTCGATCTCGCCGATCTTGAACATCTTTTGGCCGGTCTCGTCGCAAGCTTTGGCGATCAGCAGTTGGAGTGCGAAGGCGGTGGCGTCGTCGGACTTGGCTTGTTTTTGGGCGCGTTCGCGCTCGGCCATCGTCAGCGGAGTCACCCACATCTCGAAGATGCTTCCGTCACTCAATTCCACTTCTTTTTTCGAGGGCTCCAGGTTCGCCGCTTTACGCAGACGGTCCAGGGCGCTCAATGCAGTTGGGGCGGGCATAAATACGCAGCCTGTTACGGCAATAGTGTAGCGGACTAGAAAAGAAAAACCCCAGCCCGGTTAGGAGCTGGGGGTTGCTGAACTGACTGCTGTAGCAGCGTATCAGGACTTGGTGAGGTCGAAGGTGGGGGTGGCGCTGGGACGGAAGGCGATTTCCACGCTCTGGCCGTCGTCGGGGTTCACGGTGAGGCTGGCCGAGGTCAGGATCACGGGGACGGTGATGGAACGGCTCAGGGTGTCGTCCACAGAACCGCCGCTCACCACGCGGTCGATGTAGAGCTTCATCGTGGCGCCCACCTGCTGGCGCTGCAGCACGTCTTCCACCATGCGGTTCGACAGG